AATGTAATATCATCATAATGAAGTATACGATCAAACTTCTGCATAGTATCGGGTCCACCGAAACATTCATAAGGTTCGTTTGCTCGCTTATGGATTTCAATGAAAAAAGTATTTACATATTCAAATCTTTCTACGATATCAGCAGTAATACGGCGATAATGATGATTAATATCATCAAGGTATAACTCACCAATATCTTCTCCGGAAATCCGAAAGATTTCACAATTTTCAAAAATAAATTCAATATACTCTACGTTCATTTATAAAGTTCCTCCACATCTTTTACAATACTATTAGGAACATAACCAAAAGTATTTTGATACCTTGCCATTTCTCTTACGAGAGAAGAAGAAAGATACATCAAATTTGGAGAACAAGGAAAGAAAATAGTCTCTATATCAATATTCTTTTTAACTGCTTCCGCAAGAGTCATTTCATGCGTAATACCAATAGGCGGACGCACTCCACGAATAATTACATCTGCGTTCAAATCATATGCTACTTTAGCAAGAAGATTTTTAGTATCTACATAAATAGTGATTTTTCTTTGCTGTTCCTCACTTAGCATCTCGCTAAGTGCTTTTTCAATAAGATGAACACGCATATCCACATCAACCTGATATTGTTTATCTGCGTTAGCCATTACAACAATAACAACTTCATCAAATACTTTTGCCGCACGAATAATAATATCCATATGACCGTAATGGATAGGATTGAATGAACCGGGATAAATTGCTCGCATTACTTGTCCTCCCAAATAATCATACAATAGAGCCAATCACTGTTTACAGTATACTTAATATCAATAATATCTTCCTTATTGATACGATTATTATTTAGAAAATACGCTACATCACGAGCAAGAGATTCTTCCATAGACCAGTGAACGCGAAAACTTTTAGTCTTAAACATTATATCTCATCTCCTTTTTCTATAATAATTATACTATAAATTATAGTAAAAGTCAAGAAAAATAATTAATAAATTAATTTTCTAAAAATAATATCCTCTTTGGTAAAGGTTTCAAACTCATAACAGTTAATATAAAATAAAAGAATATCATTATCTTTACAATATTGTTCTTTTTCCTTATCTCTTTTTTGAATAATTTCTAATTTTTCACTTGTAAAATAACCATTTTCTCTTTTCGTAAAGTGCTGCTCTCCTTGATATTCAATTAAATAAGCAATAGAGCCATCAGAGTTTTCTATTGCAAAGTCAAAACGTGGCATTCCACCAGTAGATAATATAAAATTTTTAGGAATATACTCTCGCGAAAATTTTATATTATTTTCTGTTAAAATCTTAGCAATCTTTTCTTCTCCCTTAGATTTTAAACAACCACAAGATAATGTTCTTCCTTGTTGTAAAATTTTTCCACTTACTTCATGATGTTTAGTCCCGCATTCACAATCACAAAACCAATAATAACTTCCACTTTTATCTTTTCTATCACTTCTTTCTACTACAGTTAATCTTCCAAAAGTTTTACCAATTAAATTTAAGGCATTTAATTGAGAGGCGTGTTCTCGTTGAAGACATCCGCAAGATTTGGTGTGTCCCGAACGTAATGAATCTCCACGAATAATTTTTTCATTTCCGCAATCACATTTACACCTCCATTTAGTTTTTCCCTTTTCGTCAATTACCTTTTCAATAACCGTTAGTTTATTAAATTTTTGTCCTATTAAATCTTTCATAAACCCTCCTTCAAGCCAGCAAATGTTGGCTTTTGTATATTATAAAATTTTATTAACTTGTTCTTTAAAGTTTAATAAAGCTTGCTCAATCATTTTCTCATTTTCAAAAGATAAATTTCTATCTCCATTTAGCCATTTAGAAATGGTAGAACGGTGAAGAGGTTCTCCAAGTTTTGCCGCAGAAACCCCAAGTTCAACTAATGCTTTAAGTTTTTCTCGCGTATTCATTTTATTACCTCCATATAATAAGTGGGAAGACTGCCATCTTTTGTAGGCAATTTCTTCCCAATTTTACTTCTCCTTTATCGTGTCACTACGAAAGCATTTTCGCTCCAAAGAGGAATATAACAACTTTCATAATTATCCCAATCTAACATTTCATCTACAAATTCAATCTGTAGATGCTCAAGGAAATATTTTACATAATGATTCTCTACTTCAAGAGAATAAGGCTCTTTATCTTCCATAATATGCCAAAGGATATGGTTTGCCGCCATCATCTTAGCAACAAAATATTTCAGACTTTCAATATCAATTGAAGTTTCATCATGGGGTACTGAATACTCGTAATGAAAAACGGTATGAAGACGCTCACAAGTCGCTTCAAGGCAATCGCTAAAATCATTATCGTGAATAGTAACTCTCATATAAAAAGCCATTCTATCTACTTCCTTTCCTTTTCTATAATAATTATAGCACAACTTAACTAATAAGTCAAGAAAAAAGGAGTAGATTTTACTCTACTCCAATCTTCTCCATAAACTTCTTCCACTTAAACACATCCCAATCCTTAACATATTCCTTCCAAGTCAGATTATGATCTTGGTAGCAATAGAAAATAAAGGACTGAAATTCCTTCTGAACTTCAATGCTCGCGGCAAAATCCTTACGGGTATAATCCCACAGATAAGAGGTATTATCACGCAGCAGTTCTGCGTACCATTCAATATCTGCCAATTGTTCCTCTACCTCAGCAAAGCCTTCGGCAAAGCGAGGGAAATAAGATAAGAATTCATCCTTGCCATCGCTGAAAATCAGAGTTAAATAATCCGGCTTGCCGTTATTTAACATAAAGTGCAACTTAAAGTATCGGTCGCCCTTTACCTTAACACGATTCCAATTTTCATCCACAACAACAAAGCCTTCCTGATTATCGCCTAAGAAGGTTGCCGCCTGCTGGACTTCTTCCAGAGAAGAGAAGTTATAAGACTTACAGCAATCGGTATAAAAATTAGGGATGAATTGTTCGTAGTTTTCAGTTAAATGATACTCTCCCAAATAATATAATTTATAGCCCTTATGCGGAACTACAACAATATTATCTTCAGTAGCTAACTCAAAGGTATAGGAAAATTCAGTGTCTAAATTACCGGTAAATTCATCCCAAGATAAGCCGTACTCCGCTAAAGCACGCAGTACCAAACCAAAGAAATTATGCTTATCATTAATCCATACTTCGGAAGCATCAATACCAGTCATGGAAGCACAATACCATTCATCATGAAAATAATAGAAACGGCAGATAGAACCATCTACCTTTTCATAAACACGCAGATTACCAGACAAAGTCGCGGCTTCTTCCTCCCCTGCATTAAAAAAGCGGTTGAAGGAACGGCAAACAATATCCCAGTTAGATTCTTCATCCAGAATCAAACCGCGACATTCCTGACAAATAGGGTCATTCTTAGGAGAAGCAGGAGAGTACTTTAACAGAACACGACCATCATTCTCTGCTCGTCGTACAAACAGATTATAAGGCTCGCGCGCCAAATCTTCCAAGGTGCCGCCATTACGCAAAAATTCCTGAACCTTCAACATACTTGTTACCTCTTTTTCCTTTACTTTATGTATATATTATAACATAATTTGAAGAAGAAGTCAACTATCTTCCTCTTCATCCTCTAAACAATCATCACAGGCTTCGCAAAGAGGATTAAATACGGGGCCGTATTTACAGTTCTCGCAGTTCTCATAAGGCACTGTAATATTTCTCCTTTAACTGATCTTTATTTGACCCAATTTCAAATTCACTTCCCATTAACATTTCAAAAGTTATATCATTAACTTTCCAGTATGGGATTCTAACCAAGGGGATATTATGTTTTAAGGCGTATTGATTTTTTAAATTATCGTCTTTTTGATTTTCTTCTAGAGAACGAGTAAAATAATTAGTTTCTTTAAAATGCTGCTCTCCGTCAAATTCTATTAATCTATAAGGTTTTTGATTTTCATCTAATAAAATAAAATCATATCTTCCAATACCACCATTGGAAATAATTAAATCTGTAAAATACTTTTTATCGCGTATAAAAGAAATATTGTTTTCTTTTAGAATATTTTCAATCTTATGTTCTCCAAAAGATTTACCTAAACATCCACAGGATTTTACATCTCCATTTCTTAAATATATTCCTAAAATAGAACAAATATTGCCGCAATCACATTGACACTTCCAAAAAGCATTATGCTTATTATTAGACCATTTATAATTATCTGTTTTTTCTTCATCTAATTCAAGAACAGTTAAAAGTCCATACTTATTTCCAACTTCATCTTTAATATGGGTTCTTTTAATACTACAACTTAAACAGCCAGAACTTTTCTTAGAGGTTAAAGCTGTTCCTCTAATAGATGAGATTTTACCGCATTCACATCTACATTTCCAATATGACCCATAATGAGATTTAGAATTTTCTATATCTTTTTCTATTACAAACCATTTTCCAAATTTCTGTCCTGTTAAATTTAGCTTTTCTTTTTTTATTTTTTCTTTCTTTTCTTTACATTTTCCGCAACTATTAGATTGACCATTTCTTAAAGCAGAACTTCTTATAGATTTTATAGTTCCGCACTCACACTGACATACCCAATAAGTTCCTTGTTTTGATTTAATCTCTTTGTCTATCTTTAATACTGTCCATTTTCCAATCTTTTGATTGGTTAAATCAATTGTTTTTGCCATAAAATCACCTAATCACAAAATATTTCTTAATTTTTCTACAAAATCATTCATTCCTTTCTCCACTGCTTCTTCGGCGCGCGGCGAAATATTTTGTTTTCCCGCCAACCATTTAGATAAAGTGGTATAATGATATGAAGAAAAACTAGCGATAGTTTTTAAAGAAACTCCATTTTCAATAAAAAGTTGAAGTTTTTCTTTTGTTGTCATCTTCTATCACCTCCATATTTTAAGTAATTGGACTATCATATTTTTATAGCAAAAACTTTTGAAAAATAATATTTTTTATATTTTTATTGAATAAATCTATAAGTTTTATTCATATTGAACTTCTCCTTCTTTCAAGTTCCAGGAAATTTCCCAGCCATCACATGAAGTAAAATTACGACTACAATATTCTTTTACCTTAAATCCTTCTTTTTCAAAAAAAGGAGCAACTAATTCTTCAAAATCATATATAATTGATTCGGGAACATTATCTCTATAAATAATAGCTGAGAAACAACCTTCCGCCGCATCTTTTTCAAATTCTTCTAAACATTCTTTTACAAAATCACAGGCAATATCTTGTTGCTTTTGCTTATAACCTTTAGCTTGCCAATAAAATTGATTTGCTTTATTCATTTCCAACTTACCTTCATTTCCCAATCTTCAATAATTTCAATAAGTTCATCAATTTCATCCTCAAAAAAAGGCTTTAATGAAACTTCAAAACCATCTTTTTCCAGCCAAGCGGCAACCAGTTCAACATTAACGTTATTATAATCACATTCATCAATAGAAAAAGTATGCTCTAATTTGCCGTGTCTCGCTTCAGTTTTAATTCTACTTAAACAAGAATGATAAAGTCGCTTATCATCAAAAGAACCTTTTCTCTTAAACAAATCCTTCATAGAAAAAGCAAGCTTCTTCATTTTTTCTGCTCTATTCATTGTAAATCACTCCATTCAATTTTTAGGATTTCTAAACCACTATAATCCTCAAAATAAATATAAGTGCGATATTCTTCCTTTTGAAGCATCTTTACAATGACATCAATATCAAAGTCAAGACTGTTTCTACTAAATTCATATTCATACTTATACTTACCATTTCGTGCAACAACTTCCATTTCACCCATCAGCCACTGATAGAACTTCTTCTCTTTTACCTGTTGACGCCCTTCATTTACCTTATCAGCAACTTCTTTAAGATGGTATGCATTCATTGCTTTCCCTCCAATCAAACATGAGTACCTTCATAAAGTCCAAGGATTCGTCCCGCGAAATAAAGCACTAGAAGTGCCCAAAACTGCCAATCTCCAACAGATAAACCAGCAAAAGCAAGTACCGCACCATAAGCAAAACTAAGTAGAAAACCCACTATTATTCCTCCAATCTAATTTCCATCTTTGTTTCGTATAGCCTTAAAACGAAACCGTCTTCTACGCACCTCTCAATTACATACTTAAGAAGTGCGTTATCATCTTGAAAAAACTTATAAGAAACAGAAGTAGAACGTTTACCTTGTTCTACTGCGGTAGCCATCATCATTTTGATTTGCTCATAGGTTTCCGCATAGTGCTTTTCCCGCACTTCTTCCGCACGCTTCTTTAATTCTTCTGCATAACCCATACTGAAAACTTACCTACCTTGATTAAAGCCAAGAAATTCGAACAGTAAAAGAAGTAGAATCTTCTGTTTCATTACTTTCTCTTACTGTATAACCGTGCTTATGAAGTTCACTTACAACTTCATCCATATAAAGAATATCTTCGCCCGCGAATTCCCAAAGAATTGCGTCTGCCCTATGATTGATTGCTTCTATAATTCGTCCCTCAATGCAAGAAAGAATACTAATAATTGGTCTTTCTCGATTTTTCATAGTGTATTCTGCAGCATCACGAGCAGAAAGCATAGAATAATTCATAATAAAAATCCTCCCTTTTCCTTATGTATATATTATATCATAAGTTAGGGAGGAAGTCAATTATTATATTAAAGCAGTCTTACGATCGAAATAATTGCGCAACCAAGCCAACAACAGCTTGTAATACCATTTAACCAGCTGCCATTTGAAAAAGCTAAATACCCATACCAAAGACTTAGAATAAGATAAAGAGCAATTAAAAGTTCCATTATTCTTCCTCACCTTCAATCTTCATTTCATACTCAATAATTGGTTGAGCAACGAAAGCGCAAAGCTCGCAAGCAACAGCAACCGCTTCTTTTGCTGAATGCCCAAGATGTAGTGCGGCAAGACTATAATCTTGTCCCGCACCAATCGCGGCATAATTCTTAATTTCGCTAATAAAAAGGTCCGCATCAATTAAAAAAGCTTTACCTTTATAGCAAAGAATATAAGAATTTGAATATTTATTCATACCAAGCTCTGTCGTAAGATACTTATTAAAATCTACAAAGAAATTTAACACTTCTCGTTCAGTAGCTTGATAAGGTTGACGAGTAAGAGCAAAATTTTCTAATAAAAGTCCTTCAGAAGCTAAGCCTACCGAACCAATAATCATACCATTAACTTCAAAAAGTTTCGCCATTTTGGTAGTCTTTTCAACTCGGGTCCAGCCGCAGACAACAATACTATCTGCGGCAATCTTAATTTTCTTTTCTGTTTTCTTTACTGCTACTACACTCATTTTGTACCTCTATCTTCAAAATAAAACATCATATCTACAATAATAAGAGAAATACAAAATTTCATCGTACTTTCTTAATTCCTTTTTCATTAATTAGATAAACAGGACTACCACCAAAAATGGTTTCATTTTTTTGAGCAATTGCATACATTGCGATATCATCTGTACAATGTTTACCAATTGCTAGGATGCAATAATGACCCTTAGTAGAAGGACTATGTTCACTTGCATAGGCATATTTTGCCGCAATGTCAATATCTACGTTATTTTCCTTAAACCAAGAAGGATAGGTTGTATATAGCTGGCCTGCGTCAACTAATTCTACAAGATCCCCAACTTTAATTTGCGGACGGCTAATATCTTTTAGCCAATTATGGAAATTATTTGGTGAACTTAGTGCTTTATTAAGATCATATACAAATTCCCTACCATCAGAAAGAACTACATTAATGCCGGGATCCTTCTGATTTACAAGTAAAGTTATAGGGTTTTCTGCCTTCACTTCCTTTGGAGTAGAACAAACTAAATGTTTAAGAGAAACAGACCTTGCCAGATGGCTATCATAACTTACATAACCATTTTCGTCTACTTCTAAAACA